CGAGTTCGCTTGCGACCTTCCGGGTAGAATGGTGGCGCGAGTACGCCTCTCTAAGCGTATCTTCATCTTGCCACGGTCTTTCGGAGGGCATTAGCAAAACGCGGCGAGTCCGGTCTGACTCTGCCCCTCGATTGCGGCGTCCACGTCGATGCCCACGGCGTCGAGAATGTCCACCATCGGGTTCCGAACGAGAGTGTCCTGCATCCGCTTCACGTCCACGGTGAGCTGGTCACGGAGGTCGTCCAGTTGCGCTCCCCGCTCGTATCCAATCACATCGAGCGTGTCTTCTCCGAGCGTCGTGTGCTTGAGGTACACCCGCTTGACCGTGTTCCCCTTCCCGAAGTTGCAGTCCTTGATGAACTTGTTAGCGTAGAACGCCGCTCGGGGCGAAGCGCCCTTCGGTGTCCCGTCCGACCACGAGTAGTCGTCCAGTTCTTTTCCAAGGCCGCCGGGGATTCCGATGAGATCGAAGTCGGGGTTAGAGGCGTCGATGCGTTCGGCTCCTTCCCGAATGATACGGCGAATGTCGTTCTCGTCACCACCACGGACGATGGTTTCGAGGACTTCTCGCTGAACCTCCTTGGTGAGCTGAGCCGTGTTATTCTTCTTGCACGGGTAGCCGCTGATGGACAACTTCCCCTTCCCGTCTTTCAGGGTGGCGTCGTAGTCCATCCCCTCGTCCCACATCTTCACGTAGGCGTAGAACTTCTTTTGCCCGGACATGAAGAACCGAGAGGCGTACATCTCGATCTCGATCTCGAACCGGCACGGGTCGGTCGGCATCCCGTACTCGGCGGCGAGGTCAACATAGACCTCGTTGTTGAGAGTGTCCGTGATTTCTTTCGCGGCTTCAAGACACTCCACTTGGCTCAGAGAACTATCAAACTCTATATAATTTGAGTCGGTGTCCCCATATGATACATTTGCGATACTTTCCTCGTTCACGTACTTCGCAGTACGCTTAATCACCGCCTGCCCCGTGAGGGTGACAGCGGCGGCAATATCGGCGTCGTAGAGGAAGAACCGAACCCATCCCAAAACGCCGTAGATCGAGTTAACTATCGTCTTCCTGACACTATACTCCTCTCCCCATTTCGCCTTCTCCTCGGGGCTGAGCGAGTCGTCCTTCTTCATCTCGCCAGCGTGTTCCTTCAGGCGGAGAGCTTCATCCACCAGCTCACGGAACACGCCGTCATAGTCGAGACGGAAGTAAACGTCATTCGCGGCCTTCGCCACCGGCACGAGGTCGCCTCCTTCTTCGAGGACAGCGTAGAGGCCGTCGTCGTGTTCCTCTACGTGGATGGGGTCAACCTTCGTCTCCGGGCTGGCGTTCAGCATCCAGAGCGCGTTCGGATACAGCGAAGCAAGGTCAATTCCGACGATGTTCGCCTTGAGGCCGTTGAAGGCGTCGAACACGTAGGCTCCGTCGTAGCTCCCCGTGTTCTCCGGCTCCGTCGCGGTCGGCCCGGCGTAGCCTTCGTTGTAGAGCTTCCGCCGAATCATCATCTCGATGAACTCGTTGTTAGCCGTGGTCTGCTCGAAGTCCAGACCAATCGTATCACGGAGCGCCTTCTTGAACGCGAGAACGTTCGCGGCTTCGTTGACGCCGACCGTCAGGAAAACGTCCTTCGTGTTGTAGTTGAGGAACTTCTGCGTGTTCTCCGAGTATAGCTCGTAGAACCCCTTGTCCGTGTGTTCGATCTTCGCGTCGTCCAACTCCATCTCGGCGGCAGAATCGAGCGCCCCGCTGACCTTCGTGAACTTGGTGTCCTTCCAAGCGTCCATCAGGTCGTAGCAGGTACGCCCCTGAATCGTCGGGCCGTTGTACCCGGTGTAGGAGTTCCCGGTACGGGAGAGGCGGTCGGCGTTGACACCGCGCTCTTTCATCCGCTCGATTACGAACGGGGTGTCGAACCCGTTGCTGTTCCACCCGCAGATGAGGTCGGCGTCCTTGTCCTGAACGTAGCGGGTGAACTCTGTGAGCATCTTCCGCTCGTCCGGCTCGAACTTGAGCTGACTCAGGTGTTCGAGGCCGAGGTCGCTCGGGTGGCTCACCGCATCGAGGTTGGCGTCGGGGAAGCGTTCCCCAAGCCCATGACCATCGAGGTCGATGAAGCCCACGTACTCGTCGGTGTAGTTGTCGTGAGCGACGATGGAGAGGATACGGGCCTTCCCGTAGTCGGGGAACCCTTCACCCCGGTCGTCTGTCTCAATGTCGAACGTAATCACGCGGGGCGGCGCGTCCATCTCCACCGGCTCGATCTCGTCGGGAGTCACCCGGTCGCCGGGGACTCGAACGCCGGTCTTGATGCCGAGGTCGATTCGGAGCCGGTCGGTGTAGTCCACGTCGGCTTCCCACGACTTCGAGAAGAACGACGCAACCTCTCCCATCTTCTTCGGGTTGTTGACGATAACCTTCGCCAGCCCGTCGCCGTCGACGAGGCCGGTGAACTCGGTGTCTTCGTACCCCTCGATGTGGTCATTATCGAACGGGTCAACCTCCCCCTTCTCCGCCGCCGGGACGTAGAAGTAGGGGTCGAAGTTCTCCACCGTCACCGAGTCCGGCTTTCCCGCTTCAGTTCGACCGAACAGTTTGATTTTCGGCGTGTAATCCTCATAGACGAGTTCGGTGTTAGTAACGTAGATTTCCTTCATTTCAAATGAGGCAGGCACTCCACCCGCAGTTCAGGCACGTTTCGCAACCGCCCTGAGGGGCGATTCGCGGGCTATCACATCCGCACGGCGCGGCTTGCTGGTGACTCTGATTCTTCATAGATTGTGGTCGCGGATGATGGTCGATTCAGCGGCAGTCCACTCGTGGAGGGCTTCATCGACGGGGACGAATCGCTGAGGGTCGTCGCCCATCTCATTCGAGAAATTGCCCTTCTCGTAGTCCACGAGGTTAAATTCCAGAAGACGGTCGTTGTCCGTCTCCTCGATCACGATTCGAGTAACATTCGCTCGCCGGAGCAGGCCAAGGGTAGACTCGCTGAACGAGTACCCACCGCCTTTCCGGTAGAAGTGCTGTTTCTGTTCGCCGTCCTCCCAGTAGGGATGTCGCTTCCGCTGACAGACGATACAGTTCGCGTCCCGGTTCGAGGGGCCGAGGAATCCGACGAACTTCTTGGGATTGTCGGGATACCGGAGCGGCTTGATCTCTCGAACGACGAGCGGTTCTACGTCGGTGAAGTCGTGTAGTGTGCTACTCATTATCTCGTTGTTTTTCCCTCATCGTCGCGTTCTTCGTCACCTCAAAACAGAGAGGACAGAGCGACTTGCCGGGAATAGGCTCTCGTTTGTCGCATTTTCGGCAGTTAGTCATGTCTCTGGATTCCGTGCCGCGCCGCCAGCGGATGCTGACGGCATTTCGACCGAAAACAGAGAGAATTAGAGCCAAGCCGGGGACTCGCCCCGGTATTCCTCCTTCCACTCGGGGTAGGAGAGCGTGTCGTCGCGGTAGAAGTACGCCCGACCGGGGAACGGGTGTTCCTCGTCCGAGCCGATACAGAGTTCGTCACGAGAGGGAGGTCGCGCCTTCCGCTCGTTTTCGAGAATCGCGGGTGTTTGTGGGTGTTCGACCTCCCGCCGTCGCCGGTTCAGGAACGCCGAGTCAACTCGGTCGCCCTTGTTCCACGAGAGCAGGACGTTCTCCATCGACCGCTCGATGCGATCATAGTAGTTGTAGCCGTCCTCTCCCCACTTATCGCCCTGCCACACACTCCCGAATTGAGCCGCTTTCAGCGGAGAGGCGGTGTCAACGGAGTGAACGGGGACGTAGTGGGATAACTCGAATTGTCGGTGCGGGCTACCACCGAGGATGTGAACGCTTCGGCAGTTACGGTACTCCCATACAGGCCACGGTACACCACCAAAGCGGTCTTGAGCGGGGAGTCCGACGCGGAACCGAGAGGGTACACGGTCGGGCTTGACGCCCTTTGGAACCACAATGACGATTTCTGCGTAGCGGCGAAGCTGGTCAGCCTTAGCAAGAGTAGAATTGAGGGAAGACTTGTCCTCAATATCAGGCGCAACAGCATATTTTGGCTTCTCGCGCTTCACCACATCGAGGTGGGATTCCCACTTCTGGTCGAACGATAGATCATCTTGGAGAAACGGCCAATCGACGAACTCCACCGGAATCTCCCTCGGTGGTCGGGCTTTCGTACTTTCCATCCCCACGAGCGAGCCACCACGGTAGGCCGCTCGGGGCATATCCTCGCCGCCGCAGGACGTGACTATAACATCGATTTTGTCGGGTGAGCTGGTGCTGTCGCTGGTCGTTGCGTATTCTGTGAGACTCATTAGGAGTTGTCAGCTACGAGAGTGAGTGAGCGTGCTGTGCGTACAGGGTGTTGCGGATGGTTTCCGCCTGCTCTGCTTCCTCGTGCTGTCTCACCACACGCTTCATTTGAGCGTACTCCGTGAGCATCGAGGCGAGGTCATCGAACGATTCGTTGTGTAGGACGAAACTGAGGTTGCCTTCGGTCATTGTCGGTTATTGTATTCGTGTCGCAGGTAGTCGTAGATCGTTCCAAGTCCGTAGCTCAGCACGAGAACACCGAGGGGAATCAGACAGAGACGGAGGAATACGTCCCCGTCACTCATTCATCCCGAGCTGACCGGGAATCTTCGTGTTCCCGAACGGGGCGCAGTTCTCACAGTAGACGACTGAATTGAGAGAACCGCGATACCGGGCGCTCCGTCTCTGAACCACGTAGTAGTCGTCGTTACACTCCGGGTTCAGGTAGTTGAACGTCTTTCCGCACTTCGTACAGTCGTGAGGGAGATTGAAGTCCATCAGTAGGGATACCAATTCTTCTCTCGCTTGTGTTCGATAATCTCATCTTTCGGCTTCGTAGAGCCATCAGGCTCCGCGAATCCGTGGTAGCCTTCTCCGCCCTTCTTCCCCCACGTCGACGGGCATTGATCGTAGAAGAAGCACTTGCCGTGACCGTAGTGACAGAGAGGGCCGGTTTCGAGATCGTAGTTCCCGATCTCGGGCTTCATCTGCATCCCGAGGACTGACTTGCGGATGATGTGTCGCCGGTTTTCGTCCGGGTACGGGCTGACGACCAGCTCATCCTCCTGTGGATAGTACCCGGCGACCCCGGCGATTTCGTAGTCCAGTTCGTTCTCGAACAGCCACCCGTAGAACTCTCCTTCGAGGTAGATTCCCTTGTGGCGATACTGCTCGTCCTGAACTTTCCCGGTCTTGTAGTCTACAATCACCACGCCTTCCTCCGCCTCGACGCCGGGAACCGTTGCGGCGTGAAGCAGGGCGTCGGCGTACCCCATCCACGGGAGATTCCCGATAGGAACGTCGTCGCCTTCGAGTCGGCCTTCGACTTCAACCCCGAGGGGGAGCCACGCTTCGAGGGCGTACTCCATCACGGTCTTCCCGTCGCGGGGGTCGTCCAGAGCGCGGAACTTCGCGGCGGCGTAGTCACAAGCCAGCTCCCATCGCTCGTCCTCGAACTGCCAAAAGTTGCGGATGTGGGGTTCGAGCCATTGTGCCCAATCCTCCCACGGCCCCATCAACTCGGAATACGTCTCGGGACGCTCCCCGTGTTCTTCGACGTACTCGATCAGGTTCAGGTGGAACGTCTCGTAGGCCCGGTGAATCTGACTCCCCTTCTCGGTGTGGTAAGAGCCGGGCGTCCGGTTCCCACACCAGTAGGAGTAGAAGAACTTTCGCGGGCATTGGAGGTACGTCTTGATTCGGGACTTCGAGATGTGTTCGAGTCCGTTCTCACGGTGGTCGTCGGGAACCGTGAGGTCGATTTCGTTTCCGTCGTCTGTGAGTGCTTTACTCATTGATTTCTACTTTTTCGAGAATCACGTCGTACCACCCACTCCCCGGTTCTTCGACGGCGGCGTACACCGAGCCGTC